TCTGTCCACTATTGCTAACCAGTTTTCCTTTATGCTTAGTCCATCTTTTTTTACAAAGTCACAGATACCTTGTATTAGCTCTGCTTGCAGAACTCTTGGCATTCTATCTGTGGCTGCTGATAAATCGATTGAGAAAAATTTATAATCCGGATTTCTGGACTTATATTCTTCACAATTAAGAACGTGATTAATCCCCTTCTTATGATCGAAGGTGAAATCACTTCTTATTGCACTAAGCATAGAGAATAGCATAAAGTGTATTGCTGATAACGATGTTTGAGTTATCCAATCCACATTGGCTATTATTCTAGCTTTTCCACCGTTAGCAGTAAAATGGAAGAGACGAGAATGTATCAGCCCCTTTTCCTGATCCTTCTCTCTTATTCAGTCAACACTTTCTTTCGTGTCTGGCTGTAAGAAGAAAGCAGCATCATTGGGATAAGGGAAAGGCATTTTCGCCCGATCCGTAGTGACAGTGGCCATAAGCGTATCTCTCAACGTTATAAACTCATTATAACCGTTGAAATGTTGAGCGAGAGCGGCTGTAGCAGTTCGTAGCGTATCGTCATCACGAATGGCAATGATATCTTCAATAATTTTAGAAGCAGATGCACCAGAATTCGGCGATGAAGCATTTCCGGAATAGATAGTCAGAGACGGTTCTTCCCATTTTCATTGGTTTAGAATATTTTTTAACCAATTGCTAATTTGGGTTTGATTGAACCAGTCACCGCTTACCTGTTCTAGTGGGATTCCTTCATACTTGTTAGTTATACTACTAACATCAGGGAGAGTTTTTACTTTGAAGTGCCTGTATATTGACACCATGGAGAAAACGTAATCAAGTAGAATTTTTCTCTCATTGTAAGGGAGGCTTAGACTACTTAATAATAGTTTTGTTAGGTTAGTCAGTGCCTTCCCGGCATGAGATGAATATTTACCCATTACTAGATCTTCAGTCTTATACAGGAGTTCCCCTCTTTTTAGTATAAAGTTCTCTAGGGATTTAAAGTATTTGATGATATCGAGGAAAGAGGGTTGAATTTGTTTTTCTTCACTCTTTTTCGAATCAGCCCCAGATAAAAGTCTGACTAAATCTGAGCTTTGAGACGAATCTTTTTTGGCTTTACTTTTAGTCTTTTTCTTTTTGGCTGGAGGATTGATGTATCTGTCTTCTAACATATATTTAATTATTATTGTTAGATCGTTTTGGAGGGTATTTAGAAGAGCGTCTAACTCTGGAGTTAAGGTTAACCTCTTTCTAAATATCAGAAGAAGATTAGAGAAGAGTAAGTAAATTGACTTTTTTGATTTATTTACCTTTTTGAGGCTCTCTTTCTTTCTCAATTTTGATTCATTTTTATTAAGTGCAATTAAGTTCATATCTTTCATGTTATTGTG